CATTCTTTTATCGTTTAAAAATTTGTTTAGTGTTTCAGTTGTTTCATTGCTTAATGCTTCATCAAGTTTGTTTTCAAGTTTATTTAAGTCAAGGGTCATTTGTTACCTCCTCCGTAGGTTTCGTTGTAGATAATTTCAATGTCTTTATCTTCAATATTCACAACATCGATAAATTTCTTAGTAAATTCAATCATCCTTTGCTTTTGCATCTCTTTGGCTTGTTCTATTACTTCATCTGGAATTTGTGCAGTATCACCATATTTTCCGCATTCAATTAAGAACCACTCAACTGCCGTTTGTTGTTTATTGTTTGTCATATCAATATCCTAAATCCTTTTTTACTTGTGATTGTTTGGCCTGGCGTTCATCGTACTTTTTACCACGCAATTCGGGGGTTTCCTCTTGCACCAATCTGCGAACACGGGTAATCGTGTCTGAGGATGTTAACCGCCCACTGGCCATTAATTTTAAGAAGTTCAGAGCAGTGGTGTTGGATGATGGGTAGCCCATCGCCTCCATTTCCAATTTCCAATACCATGCAACCAATTGTTGGTCGTTGTCTTTGAAGTCGGTGTACTGCGTTAGCAAGTCAATCACCGTTTGTTTAATATCCATTTTCATATTTGTCGATACAATTATACTATTTTAATTTCAAAATTCAAAAGGTGATGAAATTTTTGGTTGGGTATTTTCTTTGTACAAAGTGCGGTTACCGATGTATGTGGTTGGGATGATACTGCATTCCCCATGTCGGTTCTTGGCAATTATCAATTCCGCATCCTCGATTTCGGGTTGCATTGCTTCGTATTTTGCGGGTCGGAAGGGGAACATAACCACATCCGCATCTTGTTCAATGGCACCCGATTCCCGAATGTCACTTAACATCGGGCGTTTGTCTGCCCTATCTTCTGGCTTCCGTGATAACTGGGCCAATACAATAACCGTGATTTGTAATTCCTTTGCCAACAATTTCAACCCGCGTGATATCTCTGCGATTTCTTGTTCGCGGTTTTGCTTTGATCCCTTCATCAACTGAATGTAATCAATGACCAATAAATCCAACCCGTGTTTCGCTTTGTGGATTTTTGCCTTTGATTTGATTTGTTGGATTGATGCGTTTGGTTCCTCATCCACAAAAAATTCCACATCGCTTTTGTTTACTGATTCGCACAATTGGGTAATTTCATGTTCCCGCAATGTGGCGTTCCGTATCTTCCAATTGACAATGTCGGTCAATAATGAAAAGTATCTTTTTGCCAATTGCTCGGCACTCATTTCCAAACTGATAATCAAACCTTTGCCACCCAACTTGCCGAATTCATAAATAAGCGATAAGGCCAATGCCGTTTTCCCCATTCCTGGTCTTGCAGCCATTACGATTAAATCACCCGCGTTCCATCCCCCCAATATCCGATCCAATGATTTCCACCCCGTTGGTTTACCCGTTATACTTACACCACGGGCGATGGCTTCCGTTATGTTATCCAATGCCTTTGCACTCACCTTGTGGATGGATTCGGGGTCGTGTATGGTGGTGAACTGTGTGTTGTCAATTACATTCTGGGTCTGTGCAATCAAGTGTGGCAAATCGGTTGCAAAATCTAACTTTTCAATTTCCTCGATGAATTGTTTTTTCAAAAACTTTTGTTCCAACTTGGGTAAATACGATGGCACATTGAATGCGTGATAAACATCGTTTCCAATGCGGACCATCCACGCGATTTGTTCCCGTGTTAAACCTTTGGACAAACTCATGTAATCAATTGGATCGTTGTTGAAATACTTTTCAATCATTTGTTCCACGATGTGTTTGTGTAAAACTCCATCAAACCAATTGGGCTTGATGCGGGGCAAAAGTGCCTGGGCTTGTGGGTAATACAATAATTGCCCCAAGATGTAATCCTCGATATTGTCATTCATAGTCCGCGATATTAAATCTTTTTTGTGTTGGTTGTGTCGCCGTGGCGGTTTTTAAGTTACCATCCTTCCAAGTGATAACGCATGATTTCCAATTTTTCATTTGTTCTTTTCCAATTTTCCACCCCTTCGCTTCGTAGTGGTGATAAAAACGCTCTGCAACATTATTCATTCCTTGCTGATCCATATAAACCGCAATCTCATCAATGGTTGGTTTGCTAAAAACCTTCGTTGTTTTTGGTTTGTCAACTGGCTTATCTAATACTTCATCTTTAATTTCATTTTCATTTTCATTTTCATTTTCCATATGTAAAACATATGATAAAGATGTGTCAATCATATCTTCTTTCTTTTTACGGTTATTACGCCTTGATTCAGAATACGCCTTTCGCTTGGTTACTTCTTCTTCCAACCTTTCGTTGTAATACAAACCCGCCTCGTCCACGGCGAATTTGGAAAATATATCTTCGTCATGTGTGACACATATCTTTAACATATCTTTTTCTGTTAATCTTCCTTTTTGATGTTGGGCGCACATCAATCGAATAAACTTTCCAACCTGGTCGTTGTCCATAAACATCGTACCCGTTAAAAAGTCACTTGAATAAAAAAGGAATGCGGGATCCTTAGACATGGTTCCTCGATAATAAGTTTTTCAAAATTGAATTATCAATTTCTTGAATGTTCTCGGGCGTTCCCCAATGTTTGCATTCAAGGTCTGAATAAATGTTTCTGCCTTGGCTGTCGTAATACAATTTGTCTAAATGAAAATCGTAGGTAAGCCACCATTCGTGGTCTCTGTAAACTTCAATAATGCAATAATTCTTTTCTACTCTGGTTTGGGTTGTGTATTTCATAAAAAAATAAAACCTCAGACTTCGAATGGCGGTCGCAGTGCCAAACAAAGAATGAGGTTGTAAAGATTTTTCCAAGTTATCTGCGACATAACTGTAATACCCTACAAATATAAATCAAAAAACCTATATTTGCAAAATCCGTTTGTTATTTGTCATATCATAGGATTAAGGGGGGCTTCATTGCCCCCTTTTTTATTTCTCCCAAATTATCAGTTCTTCTTGTGGACTGATTTTGATTTGCATTCGACTCACTAAATTATCAAAATACTCTTGATCCACAAATTTTGGTTTGCGTAAATACATAACGGGGATGTATTCCATATTTTCTCCTTCCCAAATAACGATTGATTTTCGTAATTCTTTGGATTTGTCTAATACATATTTCATTTGCTTAGTTTTATTTGGATCGTGTCCTCGTTCTGAATGTACTGGGCGGGTGTTATTAATTCCCCATCTGCACTAATTAACAAACCTTGGTTGGTTGTTTTATACGCATATTGGGCTTGTTTCTCCAACTCCTTCACCTGGTTCTTTAATTCAATTATCTCGGGAATATGGTCATAATTGTAACGACCCCCACCCGCTTTCTTTGTTATCTCATAACCGCAATACACTTGCCCGTGCCATTTGGATGCCTCAACCAATGCCAATGGCTTTATTTGGTCTTGTAGTTCCTTGATGGCCTCCGCCATTTCTTTTAATTCAATGTGGAATTGTAGGGGGCAATAATTACCCCCTTCAACGCTTATCATTGTTTCCGCTAATTTTTGTATTGTTGTCATATCTTGTTTGTTAGAAAGGTAACCCCGAATCGTCTTGTGTGGTTGGTCGTGACCCTTGCAAAGTGTCAACACCATTGTTCACGAAATTCTCAAAAATTTGGGCATAGGAGAGTATCTCATGCAATTTAATGTCTCCGTTGATGACAAGGTCACCCGCTACCTTTAACACACTCATACGCATAATGTGTTTACCCGTTTCGGGGTCTTTGGGGGCTTTCTGTGCAAACGAATTGCCCTGGGGCATAGATTGTGCCATTACGGGTGCAATCTTGTAATAAATGCGGTCCTTAAATGTTCTGTCCGTGATGGTGTAATCGGTCTCAACACCCACCGCAAATTTGGTTTGTGGGTTTGACTTACTCGCATACTCACCCGAATCGCCATTGGCGAAGGTGATTTCAAATTTGTACAATGTGCCATACTGGCCATCGAATGATCCGTTGGCGGTTACATTGGTTACCGCACTTCTTTTTGTTTGTTCCATATTATTTTGTTTTTTAATGTGTAATTTAATTGCTCTAAAATCTCAAATTGTTTTTCCATTGATAACCCGTTCCGTTTGAATTGAAATTTCCATGTTGTAACGGTGTTGTAATTGGTTTGCAATACCTCTGATAATTCTTTGTTGCTTTTGCTGAATACTTCGTTTAACGCTTCGTGTGTTGTCATATAATTTTACATTCTTTTCCTAATTCATAACCATCCCACAATGTCAAACCATCGTTAAATGTGATACGCCATAAATCCATTA